GGGCCCCCTTTCGGGAGCCCCCTGGTACTTTAGTGCCGACGGGTTCAGATCCGTGCTCTAAGAGACGATAGCTTTTCTACAGTGTAGGAAAAGCTCCCTAGTCTCTTAAAATATTAAGAAGGAACTATGGATAACATCGGTATGGTCGATTCTTCTCGGCTTTCCAATAAAGGGAAGTCGATGTTCGCGGACGTTTATGACGCCCTCGACGGAGAACCGGCCCGTGTTTTTCGTAGGCAGCGATCAGACTATAATAGTCTGTTCGTTGGCGCTGACTACGATCAACGCGAACTTCGGGACGAGGTCCATTCCTTTAGGACTGGGCCTAGTGCTGAACTTACATCTGTTGACCAACAGTTTTTGGATGCTAAGAGGAGCAATCCTCTTACCAAAAACGATACTGGACACGAATTCGATTTGCATACTTATGCAATTCGTAATCCGTCTCTCCGGTATGTGCATATCGAAGACGAATTTTCGTCTTTCGGTGGCGCTAGGCACAGATGGGGATATAAAGGTCCAATTGGATTCTTCGGCTATGGGAATGTGAACAATGATAGGACTATGTCCGGTCACGGTACGCATTTCTATGCCAATGGAGATGTCCATTCGGATATCGATATCTCGTTGGGTGCAAAGGCTATTGCTGCCGTTGCCCCTACTAAGTCAGAAGCCAATGTCGCAGCTTCCCTCCTTGAACTCAAGGATGGATTTCCTAAGATGATTGGTAAGTCGCTCCGCACAGATGGAGGTACTCAGGCCATTGGCTCTGAGTATCTCAATTTTGTGTTTGGGTGGCTTCCTACCATTTCGGATGTGCGAGATATCGCGAGAGCAATGGTTAATGCTTCTAAAATCATTAACCAGTACAATCGCGATGCCGACAGAATTGTTCGTCGGCGCTTTGGCTTCCCTTACCAGGATACCTATAAGAACTATACGGATGCCCTTCCGGGTGTTCGTCTTAGTCCTTTGCTTCCGTCTTACTCCGATATCCCTAACGGGCTATGGGGAAATGATGGTCGCTGGGTATCATCTTCTGGTAGTTACGATGTCACGCTTGTCGAAGCTAAACAAAAGCATGTTTGGTTTAGCGGAGCATTCAGGTACCACCTTGCAACTGGCGACGATGTGTTTTCGCGCATCGATCGAACAGGGCAGGTGGCTGCTAAATGGCTCGGAGCCCGGGCTGACGCCAAGGCTTTTTGGCAAGCGATGCCATGGTCCTGGTTCATCGATTGGATAAGCGACGTTGGTGCTATCGTTGATAACGCTAACGCCGCCGCCCTCGATGGCCAGGTGTTGCAGTGGGGCTACTTGATGCAGCATACGCTGTATAAGAGGACCCTCATGACCAACGCTGGGGTAGTTTATAACTACTCTCATGGCGGAAGCCTTAACGTTGGAAACTTGGCTACTACTGGCGTTACTGAACGCAAGCAAAGAGTCAAGGCAACACCCTTCGGTTTCGGTTTAAACCCCGATTCCTTTTCAGCTCAGCAATGGGCAATTCTTGGAGCCTTGGGCATGACCCGAGGCCCGAGCCGTCTTTGGTAAGACAGCTCTGCACCATGTTTAATATCATGGTGATCCAAGCAATAAATTAATATCAATTTAATAATATTTAAATATTGGAGTAATGCCATGGCTTTCGCTGATCCTCAGAGCATCGGTGCCGTTTCGCTTCCGCGAACCGGCTTTGGTCCTTCGTCTGGCACTTTTAAGAGTGCAGACGGTACGCAGACGCTGACTATTTCGCATTCCTACGGGAAGCGTAATCGTCACATCTTCCGTACGGACCTCAGCAAGATTGCTGCCGATCCGTTCGTTGCTGGCCAGAACAACACCGTTTCGATGAGCGCTTATGTGCTCGTCGATGTCCCTAAGCAGGGATTCACGGCTGCTGAACAGGTCACCGCTATCAGTGCACTTCTCAGTGCACTGACTTCGGGTACGAACGCTCGCCTCACCCAGTTCGTGGGCGGCGAGAACTGACGTGGACCGGATCTTTGATCTGATCCTCGGAGGGGCTATTTGCGCTTCTTCTATTGCTGGAATTGGTATCCTTGGAGTATTCGTACTCCTTGGGCGCAATTTCAACTCTGGTCGAAGGCACTGAACCTCGCAAGTCGAACGCATGGCTAATGGAAGTCTTACCCCCTAATGAAGGAGGAGGCTTGAAAAGCCTTACGTTACTCGCAAATTTGATTCTCGATGATATCGGGAATCGAGTCGGCATTAGTACCCTCTTCGACAAGAAAACGGTCGAAGAGCGTGTCAAATCTGAAGGGGATTCGTTTTTAACGATTTCCCTGGCAAAGTTCGCGAAGGACTTCGAAAGAAGTCTTGATCGTGGCTTTGTCGATCACGACCTTTTTAAAGGATTTTCCTTTAAAGGCAGTCTCCCCCGATTTCTCGGAGGTTTCTTTGATCTGATATTTGACCGTGGTACTGGTGTCCTACTTTCAAAACCTTCTATCGACTCGATCTACTCTATTCGCCAGTTTTCTGGCATGTGGAGCAAGATCGAGCGCGACTGCACTCCCGAAAGGATTGCAGCCGCATTCGATGATTATTATGAAAGTGAAGCAGCTGTGAAGTTGGCTGACAAGAATCTCACTCCCCAAGAAATTGAGGATTTTGAGAGGATTTGTCGCCTGATTTATTCGGGACTGTTCACTGATTTAGATCGAAAGATCTACAACGGTGAGGCGGTCCCAAAACATGGTCCTGGTTCGACCGCTGATAATACTCTTGGAAACAAGAAGTATTACTGGTCGACCTGGACGGAGAGACTGGAATTTTTGTTTCCAGCGAGGGAGTTTCTTTCTTCCTCTTACTCTCTCTCTAGTGAGCATGGACTTCACTGGCTCACCCCGGGGCAGGAACCACCTGTGAAGGTGATTACTGTCCCTAAGACTATGAAAACTCCTCGGCTCATTGCTAAAGAGCCTGTGCACATGCAGTATGTGCAACAGGCCCTTTTGGAAATGATTGTCGATGGCTTCCAACGGGATGACATCCTGCGGAAGTTTGTCTCCTTTGAGGATCAAGAACCTAACAGGTATCTTGCCCACGAAGGTAGTGTCGATAATACGGCACTAGCAACGCTAGATCTTAGCGCGGCTTCTGACAGAGTTTCTAATCAGCTGGTTATCCGTATGACATCGCTTTGGCCCTCTTTGCAAGAAGGTCTTCAAGCTTGTCGTTCGAGATCGGCTGACGTAAATGGTTCAGTCATTCGACTGGCCAAATACGCGTCTATGGGGTCAGCTCTTTGCTTTCCTGTGGAAGCTATGGTCTTTTTGGCCTTAATCTTCCTCGGGATTGAAAAGAAGCTTGGACACCGGTTAACCATCAAGGACGTTAAGTCCCTTGATGGCCAGGTGCGTGTCTTCGGGGATGATATGATTGTCCCCGTTGACTGTGTGCAAGAGGTCATCACGACGCTTGAGGGCTTTGGGCTCTCAGTAAACCGTGACAAGTCTTTCTGGACAGGAAAGTTCAGAGAGAGTTGTGGAAAAGAATATTACTCGGGCTATGACGTTAGTATCGTCAAGCTCAGAAGTGATATTCCTACCAGACCTACACACGTTCAAGAGATCGTGTCTCTTAGTGCTTTTAGGAATCAGGCACAAAACCTGGACCTTCATAGCACGGTTGAGACCCTTGACAAGTGGATTAGTAAGCTAATACCGTATCCATTTGTCTTGGAGACCTCTCCAGTTGTTGGCAGGGTCCCTTTGGACGGCATTTATGATGTCACCCATTGGGATTCAAAGCTCTTCCGCCCCCTTGTCAGGGGTGTGAAGGTCGATGCTCGTCTTCCAATCGACAGATTGGATTCCGGGCCTGCCCTCCTTAAGTTCTTCCTTAAGCGAGGCATTTTGCCTAGCGAAAAGGGGCACTTAGAACGTGCAGGACGTCCCAGTACCGTCAGACTCAAGGCTGGAAGGTACCAACCATATTAATAGGTTGGTAGGCCGTTAACGGCTAACAGGGAGATTATTAATATATAAACTCCTGGGGGTAATAACCCCGGGGAGATGCATATTTCAAATAATTTGTTTAATTATTTGCAGTGCATCTCCCTGTTCC